GAAATTTTGCGTCCGTCCGCAGGGTTGTTTTCGACGGGGGCTGAGGGTGATTCGTGAAGTTGTTTTCATGGTTCGGTGCCGGAAGCCGTCCGGCGCGGGTTGAATTTTTATGGGGGTGGGTTGGTTTGGTTTTAATTTTCGCGGCCATCCGCCTTGTTTTCTTCCGGCTCGGGGGTAGTTACCGGCTGCCCGTCCACGAGGGCGGGGAGGATTTCGGCGTCGTCCTGGGCGAGCTGGGCCTCGGTGGTGTGGCCGGGCTGAAGGTCGAGACGGGCAAGCGCCGCCTCGAGTTCAGAGGCGGCGCGGGTGAGTTGGTCGTGGGTCATGGCTTGGGCAATAAATGGTATTTTCCAGTTTCGTCGGCTTTGTAGAGCTGGCCTGTAGTAAGATCCATTGCGAAGGGGTCCATTGTGTCCCTTGGGTAATAACCGGCGGGTGTATCAACCTGGGTAATGTTTGGGTTTTTCTGCATGATTTCGGCGGCCTGCTCGGGGGTGATTTTCTTTGAGACAACGGCCCGCGTGCCGACGGTTTGAAATTTGATTTCGGTTTTCATTTTGTTGGAACGATAAATTTTGCAACCAGTTTTCCGAGCGTCAGGGTTTGAAAAGCGGGGTCTTCGTCCTCGCCGTCCCATTTGTAAATCTCATATTCGTGGCGGGTGTTGCTTAATCTTCCGCCGTTATCGTCCCAGTCCCAGCGCCGGAGCACTGCGAGCTCTCCCCATATTGCCTGGCCTGCATTGTGAGGGTTGCCCTGGTCTTCCGGTGGCGTTATGTAGGTGAGGCTTTCGATTTCGTCTTGTTCTTGTGGTGATAGTGTTTTCATTTTTTGGGTTGGTTTGGTTGGTTTTTTGGTTGGTGTCAATAGTTGGTCGAATTCCATATCAGCGATCCCCTGGGCGTCGCTGGTGGTGCAGCCTTCGGCCTCGAGTTTTTCGACTCGGGCGACATAGGCGGCGTGCTGCGGGCTGGCTTCGTGGCAGGCTGGTAGTGCTGTGGTGCTCATTTCGGATCAAATGTTCGGGTTGAGTTTGCAAGCGAGGAGGCCGAGGGCGGCGAATGCTGCCGCTCCGGCAAGGTAGGCGGCTGGGCCGTGGGCGAGGGTGAAGGCCGCGCCAAGGGCGAGGCTGCTGAGTGATGCCCAGGCGAGGGCTTGGGCGAGGGCGTGTTTTGTGGTTTTCATTATTTCTGTGCCGGATACCGACCGGCGCGGGTTGGTGGTTGGGTTGTTCTGGGGGGAACGGGATCAGGCGGTTTTGAGCTTTTTCATTTCCTCGGCCAAGGTCCAAAGGGCTCGGTTGAGGTTGGTGTTTTGATCGATGCCGGAAATTTCCCTGGTGCGGCGGCGGGCGACGAGGCGTCCGTTTTCGTTGCGTTGGTTGTAGCGTAGGCCGCCACGGATCAAGTTTTCTTGAACGGCGTTGAGGGTGTTCCACATGGTGGGCTCGGAATCCTCGCGGCGGCGGAGGGTGAGAACCTGATCGGCGGTGACGGGCTTGAGCTTGTCGGGGTCTTCGTATTTGGCGACGAGGGCGGCGCGGGCAAATGCTTGGCGCTCGCCTTCGGTGAGTTGGAGGCTGGCCATGGATCGGACGCTATCGGAAACCTCGGGCAGCCGGTCAAGGATGCTGACGCAGCCGTCGAGGACTTGGCCTTGGATGTCGCCTTTGTGGGGGACGCGGATGTCGTCGATGAGATTTTGAGCCACGACCATGCCGTTGCCGCAAATGAGGCGGAAGACTCCGGCCATAAGGCGATAGGCTGAGGTGCCGTCGTGGGAGTTCAGAAGAACAATCTCGTTATGAGTGCCGCCGACTTCGAGGGGCTGGCTGTCGTGGCGGAGGCGGATGAGGTGCTTGGTGAAGCCGCGCTTGTCTTCGTCGCGGCTGCCGCCCTGCATGACGGAATAGGGGCGGAATCCTTCCCTGGCGAGGCCGGTGAGGATTTGGCTGGTGGGAATGTAGCTGTATTTATCGGACCGGCTGCCGTGGGCCTGCTCGGCGAATACCGAGGGAGCGATCTGGCGGAGTTGGTCAAATGGAATGGAGCCGCTGCGGCTGGTGTAGTTGATGGCTCCGTTGCTGCGTGTCCTGGCGAATCGTGTGATGTTCATTTTTTTCTGTGCCGGATACCGACCGGCGCGGTTTTTTTGGTGCCGGTTGCCGACCGACTCGGGCGGGCCGTTTGTGGCCTGCGGTATTAAATCTATGGAGAATTAAAATGAGCGCAAGGATATTTTTATTTTTTGCTGAAACTTTTTTTTGAGATTTTTTTTGACAAGCGCGGAGGCCGATGGAATGGGGCTCGGCGGGTCAGCGGGTTTTTTTCTGCGTGAGTGTGCGGGCGTCGGCGCGGAGGGAATCGAGTAGGGGATTGGCTGCGCCAGGGCACACGATGGCGATGTGCTGGGGTGGCATTTCGGAGGGTTGAAACATTTCAATGGCTCGGGCTCCGTTCGGCCAGCGGGCGCGGAAATAGTGGGTGAGGGCTCCGGTTTCGGGCCAGCGTGGGCGGCCTGCGAAAGTGGTGTCGGGGCGGATTTTTAGGACGACGGGGGCAGCGCCGAGAACATTCCCGTTCCAATCGACAATTCCGCCTGGTGGGCTGGTGTGGATCGTAATTTCCATGGGGGGATGGGCGGCGATGGCGCGGGGTGCGTAGGTCTCGCGGGGGTCTGGCTGGGTGGCGCAGCCAGTAAGGAGAAGGGCGAGCAGGGTGAGAAATGTATTCCTTGCTTTCATAAATAGCTTAATGATAGCAATCTAACCCCCCCCCCCCCCGCCTAGCGGTAGGGGCATTTGAATGATTTTGCATTGATCTACCCGGTGGCTTGCTTTTTCTTTCGCGGAATAGGCCCAATTTGGGGAGATTGGGCTGGGTCTTTTCCCTGGTGAATAGGAGTGTCTGTCACGGTTTGGCCGAATAAATGGAGTAAAGCCCGCTCGACAACCTGGCCGCGACTCAGGCGCGAGGCTTGCGCGTGGGCATCGACTAAATCAAAGAGCGCTTGATCTAAGCGAACATCGATTTTTTTTGTCTTTTTTAATTTCACACGGGCAATGTCGGACAATCTCCGGCGGTTTGCAAATAAGTATTTTTCCCCACTTGACAACAACGACAATGTCGGACAAGGTCGGCGCTCATGAAGATACCACCCAAAGAAATCAAACTCTCTGCGCGGCTTCCAGAGCCGCTCGGCGGGCTACTAGCTGATGAGGCGCGGCGGCGCTTGTGCAGCCATTCGGATGTCGTTCGGGAAGCATTATTGCTTTTTTTGCGCCCCGAAAGTCAGACAAAGTCAGATGATGTCAGAACTCAGGAGGGGCAAATATGAGCCGCCTTTTTTTGTGCCGGGCGGTGGACCCTTTCACCGGACCTTTCGGTGACTATGTGCGGGCTTCGAGCCCGGCAGCAGCGCGGGCGAGGTTTTTTGAAATTTTCGGGCTTCGGCCTTTTTCCGTGGAGGTGGAGAAATGAGCGGGGCGGATTTTTTACGGTTGGCGGGTTATGCCTGGGAATTTGCTGGCGCGGTGAGTCCGGCGCTTTTTTTGGCGGCGCTGACTTGGAGGGTGTCCCGATGATTGAGAAACATTATTCGCCGACTGAGCTGGCGAAGATCTTGGGCATTTCGCGGGCGGGGATGCACCTTCGGCTGCATGATGGCACATTTGGCCATGTCCGCCTCGGGGATCGGGTCTTGATTCCCGAGAGCGAGGTTCAGCGGGTCCTAGATCAATGCCGGATCGAGGGAGCACATGCCCGGCCTGCGCGGCCTGCGCACCGGCGCAATCTTTTTGCCCACGCCTAAGCCATGCCGGACCCTGCCGCCGATCCGGCTTTTTTTTGTGCTCAAAATTCTCATGGGGTGAATACCCCAGAGGGAAACACCCCATTGCAGGCCGCCCGGGCCGCCGAGGATTCCGCGCCTTTTCTTTTTAATTTTGAGGAATTGAGTGCGGAGAAGCTTGAAGGCGTCGGGGAGTTCACCGGCGAGCGGTTGCTGGCCCGCAGGCCGGATGCTTACCAGGCGATTATTCGGATGAGCGCCGAGGGGTTGAGCATTTCCGCCCAGGCTCGGGCGCTTGGGGTGAGTCGAAACACGGTTTGCGCCGTGAGGGATCGGGAAGGATTTTCTATAGAGCAGGATAAAAAAGATTTATTGCGGGATGTTCGTCGGGCTGCCCGGCTTTCGGTCGAGAGGGCCATCGAACTGGTGCCTTCGATCAATAGCGCGAAGGACGCGGCCATTGTCGCCGCCGTGATGGTGGACAAGATGCAACTCCTCAGCGGAGAGGCGACCGCCCGCGTCGAGCGGGTCGAGGTTAGCCAGGACAAACTCTCGGAGATGCTGGCCTCGCTGCCGGTCCTCGAGGCCGAGGTGCTGCCGCTAACCGGTCCAAGCGACGCCGCGCCGGAACAAAAGGGGACCGCTGCCCTGCCTGGCGTGATGCCTGCCGGGGTTGTCTCTGATTCGTTATCAGAAGTTCTAGCCTCGTTTACAGATAGAGGCTCGGCGATGTCCGCCACTTTGTCCGCCACTTCGCCCCACGCCGCCGGTGCCGAGCCGGTCGAGGCCGTGGCCGGGCTGGTCGATCAGGAGGGGGGGGAGGGGGTCGAGAATTTCGAGGCCCCCCCATCACAACCCACTGGTTTGGGTTCACAGAAAATTTTTGACAAAGGGGTCTCTGCTGCCCCGCAGGACGCTTCGGATTCATCAACCCTACCATGAGCACTAAAAAACAAAAAAACGCCGCGCCGGAGCCTGCTCTGGCTCAGGACACGCCGACGCCTCCCGCGCCGGAATACATCAATGCCCGCCTCCTTGGGCATGAGCTAAACAAGCAGTTCCTCACGCTCTCCGTTCCCGATGGGTCGGGGGGCTTCACCCGTGCACGGATGCGCGTTCCGCTCCGCCTCTCTCATTGCTTCAAAAAAAACGCCGTCGTCCGTGTGCGCCGCACGAACGATCCACTTGTAGTCGAACCCTTTCCTTCGATTTTATGAAAAAACCACCCGTCACCCTCTATACCACCGCCTCGGAATCAGCGGCTTTGTTCCGCCGATTTCTGGAAAAACAATCCCCCCGCATCACCGCTGCCTCGTTCTTGGCTGCCTTTCGCGCCCGCCGCGCAAGGAGGTCCGCATGAAGTCCCGTCTTGTCGTCATAGATACCGAGACCGGCGGCCTCGATGCCGAGCGCCACGCCCTCCTGAGCGTCGCTGCCGTGGATAGCAGCGATGGCGAGGCGTTTGTCGGCCTGATCCGCCCCCATGCCGATTGGATTACCGAGCCCGAGGCGTTGGCCAAGAACGGCTTCACCCTTGAGTTTCTGCAAAAAAACGGACGCCCCGAGCGCGAAGTCCTCCAAGACCTCGCCCTCTGGCTGGCCCAGCGCCGGTTCAGCATCCTCGCCGGGTGCAATGTCGCCTTCGACCGCGACTTCCTCCGCGCCGGATTCGCTCGCCACGGCATGACCTGGCCTATGCACAAGAGCATCGACCTCCAAGCCGCCGCGTGGCTGGCCTACGAGGCCGGTCGGCTCCCTCTCCCCGAGGGCAAGGACGGCCTGCCCCGCCTCAGCCTCGACCACATCGCCGCCGCCATGGGCTTCTCCCGATCCAGCGCCATCCACAACGCCCTCGAAGACGCCCTGATGACCACGGCCTGCCTCCGCCGCCTCATCGACCGCCTGCCCGCCCCCACCATTGTATGAAAAAAAACGGCCAAGAATTTCTCGAAGTTCTCGACGACCGCGACGCTAGAGCCGGTTGGAAGCTCGCGGGCGGTGGCCGCGACATCGACGCCGCCTGCCGCCGCTGGCTCGAAAAAAACACCCCCCCCTCCAAAAAGAAAAAACGCCGCTTCGGCAACTACTAATTATGAACGCAAAAATCGAAAGCGAAATCTGGGACGACCCCGATTTCATGGAACTCCAAGACACCGAAAAGCTCGCCGTCTTCTGGGTTCTCACCAAAGTCAACCTCCTCGGCTATGTCGAGATCACCCCTCGGAAGTTCTCCCGTGACATCGAAGCCCCTTTCGATGTCATCGAAGGAGCTTGCAAGGGGCTTCCGAGGGGCTTCGTTCGCACCGAGCGCGGTGTCTGGTGCCGCAATTATATTCGTAAGCAATTCGGTTTCGGGCAGTCGCTTGTGCGTTCTCACATGGCAAAAAGCATCCGCAAGCAAATGGAGAATGTTCCCGAAGAAGTCTGCCTTTTGATTCTTAAAGAATATCCCGAAATCTCTCCATGCCCGAAGGGCCTTGGTAGCTCCTTGGAAGCTACAATAGAAGGAGAAGGAGAAATAGAAAGAGAAATAGAAGGAGAAACTCTTTTGCTCCAATCCGAGACTTCCGCCCCAGCAACCCCCGATCCTCTCCTGACACGAATCCGAAATCTCTTCAACCTTCGAGACTCCACCCCGCTCGATACCTCCTCCCTCCGAGCTTGGGAGAAAAATAAAAAAAGCGCGGCGGCCCTCACCGAAGACGAGTGGCGCACCCTCGAATGGGCCTACCGCCAAAAAGAAGGCGTGGCCGCGCAGTTCCGCCGCAAGGATTTATCCACCCTTCTGAATAACCTCCTCGCCGAAGTCACCCGCTCCGGCGAGTGGGCCACCCGATCCGGCTACCACCCCAGCGCCGCCACCAACGCCCCCGTCGAACCCGCTGGCTGGCGCGACCTTATCGAGACCGAACACCCCGAATGCAACCTCACCACCTGGGCCGCTCTTCCCGACAGCATGAAAGCCTGGGTGCGAGAAAAACAACGCGAACTTTCCGCAGCCTAAACAAAACAAAAACAACATGATCAACTACATCGAAACCATCGAAGAAGCCACCGACGGCCCCCGTGTCGTCACCCGCCACTACCCCGATTGCATCAATGACTTCCTCACCTGGCAAGTCGGCATCTACACCGCCCGCCCCGTCGAAGAACCTCTTTATGAGACCATTTACGACGAGAATGGCCAGCCCATCCTCACCGAGTCCGACGCCATCCAGCACCGCCTGATTGGCTACGAGACGAACCCCACCGTCTTTGTCAAAGTCTTCCACCTCCTCGGCTTCGGCGCGGATTTGAAAATCGCCACCGCCGCCGCCTCACCCAAGCTCGCCGCCCTCGCCGCCTGATGAAAAGCTCCCTACCCGAAAACCTCCTCGCCGAGCGGGCCGTCCTCGGAGCCGCCATCGCCGATGGCCGCCACGCCGATGCCGTCCTCGAAGTCGTGAGCCCCGACCAGCTCACGCACCCCGCCCACCGCCTCATCCTCTCCTGCCTCGCCACCATGCGTCAGGAGGCCCGGCCCGTCGATCTCATCTTGGTTACGACCGAGTTGGAAAAACTCGGCCAGCTCGAAGAGTGCGGCGGCCACCTCGGCCTCACCGATCTCGTCCAAGACCTCGCCGTCACGGCCAACTGGCGCTACTACGCCGTCGAAGTCCTCGACATCTGGCGACGCCGCGCCATGCGCTCCGCCGCCCTCGCCATGGCCGAAGCCGCCAACGACCCCGCCCTCACCACCGACGACGCCATGGAGCGGTGCGAAGTCGCCCTCTACGGCCTCCGCGAGCAATCCACCAGGGAAAACCCCGTCTCCCATTGCAAAACCGCCGTCCTCGCCGCCGTCGATCACATCGAGAAAGTCTATGCCAACCGAGGCCAATGCGTCGGCCTTTCCACCGGCATCCACGACCTCGACCGCTCCACCGGCGGATTCCTCGGCGGCCAGATGATCATCATCGCCGCCCGCCCCGCCTGCGGCAAATCCGCCCTCGGGATGCAATTCGCCCTCCACGCCGCCATGGAGGCCGCCGTGCCCACCCTCGTCTTCTCCGTCGAAATGCCCAGCACCGAACTCATGGTCCGCGCCCTCTGCTCCGAAGCCGGGGTCGATCTCCAGCGCATCCGCGACGGCTTCCTCGGCACCGCCCAGCTCTCCGGCGTCGGAGCCGCCGCCGGTCGCCTCGCCCAGGCCAAGCTCTACCTCGACGACACCCCCGGCCTCACCGTCGCCCAATTCCGCTCCCGCGCCCGCCGCGCCAAGACCCAGCACGGCCTCGGCCTCATCGTCGTCGATTACCTGCAATTCATGCACGGCAGCTCCAAGAGGGCAGGGGAGAGCCGCGCCCTCGAAGTCAGCGAGATCAGCAAAGCCATCAAGACCACCGCCAAAGAACTCAACATCCCCATCATCGCCCTTGCCCAGCTCAACCGCGACGCCGACGAAGGCTCCAAGCCCAAGCTCTCCAACCTCCGCGAGTCCGGCAGCATCGAGCAAGACGCCGACACCGTTTTGTTGATTCATCGCCTCGACAAAAACAAAAAACGCGACGCCGACGAAGAGCCCATGGATCACAACACCTTGCTCATCTTGGCAAAACAAAGAAACGGCCCCACCCCCGAGATCAAGCTGAACTTCATCGGCCAGCACACCGTCTTCCGCAATGTCACCGAAAAACAATACAGCAACAACCATAACGAAAGGCAGAAGTAATTTCCCTAGAACAAACAACTAAAACCAAAACAAACACATGAACATCCTAAACAAACAATGCAATGCACTAGCTCCTACGCCAAAAGCTCCCGGGATTCCCAAGCGTGAAAAGTTTTCATGGGCCGAACCATGCGCTCCTGGCTTGTTTTTAATGATTAGAAAACAAGATTTGAATATCGACGGATCGTATCAACGCGAAGAAGTCTCAAAAGAAAAAGTTTTAGAAATTGCCCGGAATTGGGATTGGAAGCTCATTGGAACCATCTCAGTCATTCGACGAATGGATGACACATTTTGGGTTTATGACGGGGGCCATCGGTGCCGCGCCTCATTTTTACGGGACGACATTATCGAGCTTCCTTGCATGGTTTTTGAAGCGGAGGATGAAAAGACGGAGGCAAAAGCATTTATCGGCGCAAACACTATGAAAAGCGTTGTGTCTGCATACCACAAACACCGTGCCGCAGTAAAAACTGGAGAACCTATTGCTTTAGCTGCGCAATCTATTCTTCACAAACATGGTTATTTTGCAACGCAAAGTGCAAATAAAACATACGGATTTGCAGCAATTAACACATTGGAATCACTAGTAAGGGAAGACCGTGTGCTCGCGGAAAAAGTGTTTGCCGCGTCTGCAAGCATCGCCCAAGAGGGAGAATCAATTTCCGGTGAGATATTAGATGCCATTTTTACTTGCCAAAAGAAACTGCAAGACAAGGCAGATATTTTGACAGACGGACATTTGGAACGCTTGCAGCGTGAATCTCTTCCCGGCATCGAGGCAGCCATAAGACGAGAAAAGCACATTGTCGGCAAAGGAGGTGCAGTAGTTGCGGCTAAAGCTGTTTTAGACCTTCTCAACAAAAATAAACAACGCCGTTTAACATTTGCGTAACAATGAAAAACTCCGAAACCAACTCCAGCATCACCTGGTCGCCCGCCAAGCGCGGGCTGCCAGATAGCGACATCACCGTCCTCGTCCACCTCGCCGATGGCGAAGTCTGGACCGGCTTTCACGATGGCGAAGTCTGGCGATTCGTCTCCGGCGACCGCATCGAGTCCCAAGTCGTCCATTGGGCACCATTCCCCGAACCGCCCACCACCCCGCCCGCCAAATGAA